GACGACACCATGAGCAGCCGCGACCTTGTGGAGGCCATTGAGAAGACCCTCGGCATCCCCAGCGGCTACGGGACAATCTGGAAGCGGGTGAACGGCATCCGGGACTTCTTCAACACCAACAAGGGATGGCTTCTTGTTATCGACGAGGCCGACAAGCTCGTCTCGAAGTACACGCAGAAGAAGATGGAGATACTCCGGGCGATCTACGACCAGAGCGACGTCGGCGTCGTGATCGCCGGGGAGCCGAAGCTGGAGGCGGCGATCAAGACCTACCTCGCCCGTATGGCGAACCGGGTCGACTTCTACATCTCGCTCAAGGGGCTCACCCCCTCGGAGGTGGAGAAGTACGTCTCCGAGTTCGAGGTCGCCCCCGAGGCCATGGTCGAGCTCAAGGCCCGGGCCTGTAATATGCAGACGGGATGCTTCCGACTCCTCGACCGCACCCTCTCCAATATCAAGCGCATCCTCGAGGAGAAGGGCGAGAACGCAATCACCCTCAAGACGATCGAGCAAGCGTCGAGCCTCATGATGCTCTAACAGGAAGGAGGCCGGGACAATGAAGATGAGAAAACAGCGGCTCATGGGCGTCGGGCTCATTGTGATCTCGTGGCTTGTGCTGCTGCTGGCCTGTACCGAGAGCGAGAGTCCGGAAGACAACGACGCGACCGCCGTCCTCCTCGTGGCCCCTCTGGGCCTCTATATGCTTTACTCGGACACCTACCTCCTCTACGACGGCGAGCCGGAGCCGAGGGCGAGGGACAGGCCGGAGGCCCTCCCCGCCCGCCGAGACCCTACCACACTAACAACGAAAGGAGCCGCCACATGGCAAGGAAAAGAGTTATCGAGCCCCCGAGTATTAAGACATGGGAGGACGCCGACGACGCCCTCCGGCAGATCGCCGAGGCGACGCTTGCCCTCGGGGACATTGAGAGCGAGATGAACAAGCAGATCGTCGGGGCGAAGAAAGTCGCCGAGGAACAGAGCAAGCCCTACAAGGACAGGGTCGCGAGGCTGGAACACGATCTCAAGGACTTCGTCACGGAGCACCGGGCCGACATGGGCAAGGTGAAGACGAAGGCCCTCACCTTCGGGGAGGTGAGCTTCCGCCTCTCGACGGCGATCTCGCTCCCCCGGGCGAAGGACAAGATCGAGGAGATCGTCCGCCGCCTCAAGGCCCGGAAGATGACGGACTGCATCGTCACGAAGGAGGAGATCAGCAAGGACGCCCTCAAGAAGTACGGCAAGGACGCCGTCAACGCGGTCGGGGCCACCTGGAAGGAAACCGACATTTTCGGCTACGAGCTCAACCTCGCCCGGCTCGAGCAGATCAAGAGCGGGACGTAAAGGAGGGAGCCGGGCTTCATGCGGGTCGACATAGGCACGACGACGCAAAAATACCGGGTCATCTACGCCGACCCGCCGTGGAAGTTCAGCAGCAAGGAAGCCTTCGAGCCCCGGAACGGGGGCTCCGGCTTCACCCCTCTCGAGGCGGTCTACCCCACGATGACGACCGCCGACCTCAAGGCGCTGGACGTCGGACGCCTCGCCGAGGAGGACGCGGCCCTCTTTATGTGGGCCACCGACGCCCACATCCCGGACGCCCTCGACCTGTTCAAGGCGTGGGGCTTCCGTTATGTGACGGTCGCCTTCGTATGGAGCAAGAAGACCGTCACCGGGAAGACCGTCGCCAACCTCGCCCCCTGGACGCTCAAGAACTGCGAGCTTTGCCTCATGGGGACGCGGGGGCGGATGGTACAGTACAAGCAGAAGAACAACGTCCAGCAGCTCGTCGAGGCCGTGAGGACACGGCACAGCGAGAAGCCGGAGGAAGTGAGGCGGCGCATCGAGGCCCTGTTCGGGGACGTTCCCCGGCTCGAGCTCTTTGCCCGGCGCTACTCTCCCGGGTGGGACGTGTGGGGAAACGAGGTGTAACTATGACAGCAGCACAGACGAGGCGCAAGCCCGCCTCCATCCGCACCCTCTGGGCGATCGCGAAGTCGCCCGAGCTCCACCTCTCGGACGAAGACCTTCACGCGGTCGTCTTCCGGGAGACGGGCAAGGAGAGCATGAAGAAGCTCTCACAGGGCGAGATCAACGAGGTCGCCCGGGTCTTGCAGAACATGAAGGACAGCGTCAACCGTGCCGCCCACACCAAACGGACGGACACAGGCGGGGACGCCCGCACCGTACAGCAGCGCCGGAAGATATTCGCGCTCACCGAGGAACTCGGATGGAACAGCGACCCCCGGCGCATCCAGGGGTTCGCGAAGCGCCTCACGGGGGTCGATCGTCTGGAATGGCTCAACGTGGCCCAGTGTGAGAAGGTCATCGAGGGGCTCAAGGCTATGGTCGCCCGGCAGAAGCGGAAGGGGGCCCAGGCATGAGCAAGACGCCGCAGGAGGACGACAAGGCCGTCCTCGCCGCGCTGGACGGCATCGTTCGTATGCAGCGCACCATCCGGGGTGGGCTCGACGTGTGCGTTGAGACGGGGCTCGTCTTCGTCCGCACCTACTACAACAACCTCCCGGAGAGCGTCGCCCGCCGCCTCACGGAGATCAACCCCGTCGCCCTGGCAGCTATCCCCGGGGCGACCGCGTGGGGAGGCTCCGAGACGGCCCGGAAGAACATCGCCGCAAGCGTGGCGGGCGACGCAGCCTTCGCCCAGGCGATCAGGGCGGCGAACGTCTACCGGGAGAAGCTGGGGTTCGAGCTGCTCGGGCTGGACGGCAACCCGGAACAGAGGGAGGTCGAGGTATGAACAGAGAGGAAACATTAGGGAAGCAGCTCCTCGTCGACGAGATCGCTCAAGCCCGGGCCTACCTCGAGGGCCGGGCCCCGGACGAGCAGCGGCTCGCGGCCCTCCTCAAGAGGGACGCCTCGAGGCTCATTCAGGACGCCCAGCTTCTCCGGGAGGCCGTCATGCTCCGGCAGCAGCGCGAGATCGCCGAGTACGTCCGGGACACTATCCGGGCCGAGAAGGCCGCAGGAGGGCCTAAGACGCCCCCTACCGAGTTAGGGGGGGGTAGGCCATGGCCCAGCGAAAGAAACGGCTCACGCAGCGTGAGAAGGCGGAGAGAGCGGCCCTCAAAAAGAAATGGCAGGCGGAGGGGCTCATCCCGCCCGACAAGCCCCGGCTCAATCGGAAGAAGTTCGCCCGGGAGGCGTGGGAGGCGTTCGACGCCTTCTACAGGGCCGAGCCCATCCGGGCGGAGCTCTCACTTCTCAAGGCGATCGGCTTCATGGTGGGGCCGGACATGAAGGAGGTCTCGCCGGAGGAGGTCGGCGTTCTCAAGCTGTTAAAGCTGGCGGTCGAGTATGACGCTTTCCTCAAAAAACTTGAGGAGGAAGGCCGCGAGAAGTACACCTACGGGGAGCTCATTGACGAAGTCATTCTCCCCATCACCAACCTATAGGAGGGTTCAGATCATGGCAAAACTCACACCCGACGCGACGAGGACGGAGTACGGCCTCGTCATCAATCAGAAGATCATCCCCTGGGGGGCCAGATGGCCGAAGGACTCCGGGAAGTACAAGAAGGGGGACAAGTACAAGGCCGACCGCCGTCTCTCCGGGGGCACGGGCAAGGTCGCGGGCGTCACCATCCACAACACGAACGACCTCCCCAATGTGGAGGAGGACGCGGAACAGTACACCCGGGCGACGTGGCCCAACGCCAACATGAACGACTCCCGCGTTCACTACTACGTCGACGACATCAACGCATGGCAGAACCTCGAAGACACGGAGGTCGGATGGCACGCGGGGGACGGCAGCGGCCCGGGGAACGGGACGACCATCTCCATCGAGATCATCATGGACGGCAGCGGGAGCAAGGAAGACCTCAAGGCCGAGGAGAACGGAGCCCTCCTCGCCGCGCTGCTCTTGAAGAAGTACGGCCTCACGGTCGACCAGCTCTACACACACAATCACTGGATGGGCCACCCCGACAAGATCGTCCAAGGGGCCCGCAAGAACTGCCCGCTCTACATCCTCCCCCACTGGGCAGAGTTCAAGGCGAAGGTCGCGGCGAAGCTCGCCGAGATCAGCGGCAGCACCGAGGCCCCCGCCGAGCCCAGCACGGAGGGCAAGACGGCGATCATGGGCCGGGCCGAGGTCACGGCGGCGCAGATGGCGGCGTTCTGCTTGAGCAAGAACGCGGAGCCCCGGCTCCCGAGCTGCACGGTGGAGGAGCTGGCCTCCCTGTTCCTCGCCGAGGGCGAGGCCGAGGGCGTCCGGGGCGACGTGGCCTTCGCCCAGAGCCTCCACGAGACGGGCTTCTTCAAGTACGGGGGCATCGTTCAGCCGGGGCAGAACAACTACGGCGGGCTCGGAGCCCTCAACGGGAACGCCCCCGGACAGGCCGCGAGCTTCCCCGACCCGCGCTCCGGCGTCCGGGCGCAAATCCAGCACCTCAAGGCATACGCCACGACGGAGCCCCTCGTCAACGAGTGCATCGACCCGCGCTTCTCCCTCGTGGCCCGTGGGGTCGCCGAGTTCGTGGAGTGGCTGGGCGCAGCGGACAACCCCAGCGGGCGCGGCTGGGCCGTGCCTGGGGCGGGCTACGGCGGGAAGATCGTCTCGCTGCTGGGCCAGATCAAGGCCACGGAGGCCCCCGAGCCGACGCCGCCCACGCCCCCGGATGACGGCTACCCCGAAGGCACCCCGGCATGGCAGAAGGAGGGCTTTGAGGCCCTCGTCGAGCGCGGCGTCATCAACTCCCCGGAATACTGGAAGACCCGCTTCGACAAGACCATGACGGCGGGCGAAATCCTGGCAATCCTGGGCAGGATGTAACACGGAAGGAGGGCGCAGCGTGGACGGACTTGTCAAGGAGCTCACGATCGAGATGCTCCCCGAGGGCCCCTACAAGCAGATCGCCGAGGCGATCGGGCCGGAGAACTTCTACCGCCTCGCCGAAGTAGTCGGCGGCGCGACTATCTACATCCCGAAGCCCGAGAGCCTCACCCGCCCCGTCCGTGACGCCCACATCAAGGCCGAGTTCAACGGCTACAATCACCCGGAGCTTGCCCGGAAGTACGGCGTCACAGAGCGATGGGTTCGGCAGCTATGCGGCCCCGGACAGACGGAGGGGCAGATCGAACTTTTTGAGCTGCTGGAAGGCATGACGGGCGCAGACGGGAGCGGCCTCTCTTAGAACTGCTTCATATGTAAACTTCACAGAAAACCAGCTAAAGTAAGAGTAGAAGCTACGCTTCTACTCTTATTTTTTGCCAAAAGGAGGCAGTAAACACATGGACATGAACGTCATTACCAGCGCAGCGAGCAACGCGCTCGCGAACATCGTCCTCGCCGTGATCGCCCTCGCCGGGGCCTACGCGGTCTACTACATCCGCCTCGCCGGGGCCCAGGTCAAGGCCCAGACGAAGCAGATCGAGGACAAGACGGCCCGGGAGCTCCTGGAGAACGCCCTCGACGACGTCGTCAACCTCGCCACGGTCTCGGTCAATGCCATGGAGCAGACCACGGCCCAGGCCGTGAGGGACAAGGTCAAGGAGGGCAAGGTCGACCGGGAGGAGCTGCTTGAGCTCGGGCGGAAGGTCTTCCAGGAGGTCAAGGACGCGATCGCGCCGGAGGCCCAGCGGGTCATCACGAAAAACCTCGGCAGCTTCGACGCCTACCTGACGAAGTGCATCGAGGACGCCGTCCTCAAGGTCAAGCGGGGCGACCCCTACCTCACCCTCTCCGGGGAGCTGCTGGAAGGCATCCAGGAGGCCCAGACGCCCACGCCCGCCCCCGGGCAGTAAAGGAGGGCGCGCCATGGACACCGTCCAGATCACCGCCCTCATCGGCGCGGTAGCCTCGCTCGTCTGCACTTTGGTCGTGGGGGCGCTCACGTTCTTCCTCAAGAAGACGCTCTCCTCCCTCGAGAAGGCAGACGAGAAGAACGCCGCCAAGATCGCGGAGGTCGAGGATAAGCTCAACGACCTCAAAGCCGACCTTCCGCTTGTCTACGTCACCCGGGAGGACTACATCCGGGTCATGAACAGGGTCGAGGAAAAGCTCGACAAAATCCTTTATTCCAGAGAACGAAAGGAGGAATAGTCCATTATGGCGATCATGGACGAGCTGACGGAGCAGGAAGTCAGCAAGAACAAGGCCGTCCGGGGCTACATCATCCGGGCCCTGGCAAAAGGCAATCAGAACACGCTCCTCGTCCGGCAGATCACGAACGCCCTCGTCGCTGACGGTTTGATCTTCTCCCCGGATATCTCGAAACACCTCGAGTATCTCGAGGAGGCGGGGTATATCGTGTTCACCAACCGCGCCGCAAATGCCTACAACGCCTACAGGAAGGACGCGATCATCAAGCTCACAAAGAGGGGGGTCGACCTCCTGGAGAGCACGATCGACGACCCGGGCGTCGATGTCTAAGGGAGAGAGACGCCGGACGCGAGTGAGCTCCACTATCGACCAACTCCCGGATGATGTGCGGGTCGAGCTGGACGCAAGGCTCGCGGACACAGCGAACACCTACGAGGAGCTCTCCGCGTGGCTCAAAGAGCGGGGCTATCAGATCAGCAAGTCCGCGATCGGGCGCTATTCCATCCGCAGCACCCAGGCCGCGCAGCGTGTCGCCGAGACCCTACAGCGCACCCAGGCGATCGCCCAGGCGGTCGAGGCGCACCCCGACCTCGACTACACGAAGGCGGCGTCTATGGTTCTCATGGACGGCCTTATGCAGCGGGTAAGCACGGCGGAGGACGACTTCGCCGAGATGCCGCTCGACAAGGCCGGGCGGCTCATCGCCTCCCTGTCCAGAAATGCCACCTATGAGAAGCGCGTCCGGCAGGAGATGAAGAAGAAGGCCGAGCTCGCCTTTGAACAGCTCGAGGCCGAGCTCATGGCGGCGATCAAGCAGCACCCCGAACTCGTGGGAGAGCTGCACGACGTCCTCTCGAGGGCGAGGGAGAAGGTGCTCTCCGATGCCGATTGATCTCAAGGAATACCTCGAACGGCTCGAGGAGCCGGAAGACCGCGAAGCGGTCGCAAACAGCGAATACCAACGCGAACTATTTGAGGAGTACGTCCAGCGCGGGGACAACTTCCCCCAGCTCCGGGCGCAGCTCCTCGAGGACTTCCGGGGCGGGGCCCCGCTCACAGGCCCGCAAGGGCTACGGAAGCAGCTCGGGGCGATCGACCTCGGCTACTTCGGGCGGGCCTACCTCGCCCACTACTTCGTGAG